ACGGACCCGTCCGCTCAGAGGGCGGCTTCAAAGAAATCACCAAGAATGCCACGACTGGCGCTGTTACTGAAAACATCTCCATCACTCACGATGGAACCAACAGCGTGGTCATTATCAAAGACCTGCCCACGTCTGACCCTAGCGTTGCCGGACAGCTTTGGAGCAATTCTGGCGTAGTCACCGTATCTGCCGGTTAATAAATAGGGGGCTAGCGCCCCCGTTATCTGGAGGAGAATATGGCTGACACAGTCACAAGCCAGACTATTGAAGACGGTCCTCGCACTGCAATCCTAGCATTCACAAACGTCAGCGATGGGACCGGCGAATCCGCCGTGACCAAGATCGATGTGTCTGCTCTTTCTAAAAATCCCGTTGACGATGGCGCATGTACCAGCGTAAACATTGAGCGTGTTTGGTACTCAACCATTGGCATGGGTGTTGAGATTTTGTTTGACGCAACGACTGACGTTTTGGCGTGGGAGCTTCCTGCTGACTATTCAGACTCACTGGACTTTTCCTCTTTTACGGGCATCCGCAACAATGCCGGCGCCGGCAAGACGGGGGACATCAAGTTCACCACTGTAGGTCACACGCTGGGCGACTCTTACACAATCGTCCTGCAAGTGAAAAAGAACTACGGCTAATGCGTCTTTACTACAAGAAGGGCGGCAAGACAAAAACCAAGTCAAAGTCGAAGGTGAACGAAGCTGGAAATTACACTAAACCCTCTATGCGTAAGCGTCTGTTTAACAAAATCAAAGCCGGTGGCAAAGGCGGCAAGCCCGGACAGTGGTCAGCCCGAAAGGCCCAGATGCTCGCAAAGCAGTACAAAGCGGCAGGTGGAGGCTACAAGGACTGATGGCGCTCAAAAAGTCGCAAAAGTCCCTGAAGAAGTGGACCAAGCAGAAATGGCGCACAAAGTCAGGGAAGCCCAGTACCCAAGGCTCGAAAGCGACGGGCGAAAGGTATTTGCCTGAGAAGGCGATTAAGTCGCTTTCATCAGAGGAGTATGCCGCTACTACCCGCAAAAAGCGGGCAGACAGCAAGAAGGGCAAGCAACACTCCAGTCAGCCCAAGAAGGTGGCTAAAAAGACAGCGAGGCACCGTAAGTAATGCGACTGTATTACAAGAAAGGTGGCAAGGTCGATAAGGGTTCGATGGCGTGCAACAAGCCGAAGCGGACCCCCGGTCACGCCAAGAAGTCGCACATCGTCAAGGCGTGCGAGGGCGGTAAAGAAAAGATTATTCGGTTTGGCCAGCAAGGCGTTAAAACCAACCAGACTGTTGGTCAGCGCAAGGCGTTTAAGTCGCGTCACGCAAAGAACATTAAGCGCGGCAAAATGTCTGCGGCCTACTGGGCGGATAAGGTCAAGTGGAGTCCGAGCAAGACCAAGTCGAAGTCCAAGAAATGGAAGAAGGGTAGCTAGATGGCAATTAGCAGAGCGCAGACCGCAAAGCAGGTCAAAAACGCACCCAAGTCCAAGCGAAAAAAGATGGCTGTCGGGGGCAAGATACCCAAGGCAAAATGCAGAAACGGTATTGCCATGCGCGGCAAAACCAGAGGGGTGGTTGTTTAAATGGCGACTAGCGGAACGACCAGCTTTACTCTTGACCTGTCAGACATAATGGAGGAGGCGTTTGAGCGTGCCGGCTCAGAACTCCGTAGCGGATACGACTACAAAACTGCTCGTCGGAGTCTTGATTTGCTCATGCTTGAGTGGCAAAACAGGGGTCTTAATCTCTGGACGGTACGAGACGCCACGCTGGCTCTTGTTGCAGGAACGTCGTCATACGACCTTACATCTGAAAAGTTAGACATAATCGAGGGTCTGCTACGCACAGACGCTGGCAACACGTCAAAACAGTCTGACCTGACGATGCAGAGAATATCGGTCAGCCAGTACGCGCATCAGACAAACAAGCTGACTCAGGGGCGACCGCTTCAGTATTACGTTGAGCGCAAGCCGACAGGGATTACAGTGCACTTCTGGCCTGTTCCGGACGCAACGACCAGTTACACATTTGCGTACTACTACCTCGACAGGATTGAGGATAGCGGCAAGCCGGCCTCCAACAACATGGATGTGCCTGCTCGCTACCTGCCGTGCCTTGTTGCGGGGCTGGCGTACCAGATAGCGAGCAAAAAGCCAGAGTCTATGAATATCGCGCCTGCCCTGAAGCAGGTGTATGAGGAGCAATGGAGCCTTGCGGCTGATGCCTCTCGCGAGAAGGCGGCTCTTTATATGGCGCCGGGAGGCTACAACGACCTATGAGCAGTTATGCCAAGGGTAAGCATGCTTTCGGCTTTTGTGACCGGACTGGATTCCGTTACCCATTGCGCGACCTTGTCCGTCAAATAGAGGACGGGCGCTGGAACGGCTTGCTAGTTGGCCGCGACGTAGTGGATCAGGACCAGCCTCAGCTTAAATTGGGGGATGTTAATGCGAACGATCCACAGGCTCTTAGATTCCCTAGACCTGACAATTCACTTGACGAAAGCCGCGCTTTGTCTGCCTTTGATCCCGTTGGTGGTGGCAATACAGCTCTTGGGAGCCGCACTGTGGGCCTTGACATGGCAGGTGTGGTTGGGCGCGTAACAGTAGAGACATCCTGATGGCGTTTACCTTTACCACGTTGAAGCAGGCCATACAGGACTATGTAGAGTCCAACGAGACCAGCTTCGTCAACAATCTGCCGACCATTATTCAGCAGGCAGAGGACAAGATTTTAAAGACGGTGCAGTTGCCCGACTTTCGCAAGAATGTGGAGGGGTCTGTTGCCGCAGGTAGTCAGTATCTGGTGATGCCGTCGGATTTTTTGACGCCTTACTCATTGGCCATTGATAATTCCGGATACGAGTACCTTCTTTTTAAGGACGTTAATTTTATCCGTCAGGCATATCCCGTCGCCGGAACCACTGGCGCACCCAAGTATTACGGCATCTTTAGCCGCACGGCATTTATTCTTGGCCCCACCCCAGACGCGGCATACGACGCGGAACTGCACTACTTCCACAAGCCAACCTCAATCACTACGTCCACAGATGGTACTAGCTGGCTTGGCACCAATGCTGAGTCGACGCTTCTGTATGGCTGTCTTGTTGAGGCGTACACCTACCTCAAGGGCGACGCTGATCTGATGCAGTTGTACGTTCAGCGGTACATGGAGGCGCTTGGAAAGCTGGAGGAGCTGGGCGAGGGATACAGCACTACAGACAGCTATCGCGGTGGCGAGGTAAGGAAGCCTAGATCGTGATTGACGCTACCGTTGGTGACGTGTTTGTGCAGACGACTTCAAACAGGGGCTTTTCCCCGGAGGAAGTTGCTGAAAGATGCTTGGACAGAATCGTCTCAATAGCAGAAAGCGCCGCGCCAGAAGTGCGTGCGCAAGCCGAGGCGTTTAGAGCTGACATTAGGAAGCTCCTTGTTTATTACATGAAGGAAGCCATAAAAAGCGACCGGACCACTGTTTACAACGCCCTGTGTGATGCGGGGCAAAAAGACCTAGCCGAACTCATCAGGAGACTTTGATATGGCTTTTAGCGGAAACTACATGTGTACGTCGTTCAAGCAGGAATTGCTTGTTGGCTCGCACAACTTCACCGCCAGCACTGGTGACACCTTTAAGCTCGCGATGTATACAAACAGCGCCAGCTTTGACGCCTCTACCACCGACTATACCGCTACCAACGAGGTAAGCGGCACGGGGTATACTGCTGGTGGCGCCACCCTGACCAATGTTACCCCTACTACGTCAGGAACAACGGCGCTGACAGACTTCGCCGACGTGACCTTTAGCTCGTCCACGATTACCGCTCGCGGCGCGTTGATTTACAACACGACTACCGCTGGTGGAACCGGCACAACAGATACGGTCGTGGTTTTGGATTTTGGCTCTGACAAGTCATCCAGTGCCGGCGACTTTAGCATTGTCTTCCCAACCGCTGACGCATCTAACGCTATTATCAGGATTGCATAATCATGGCCTTGGTCGTTGCTGATCGCGTAAAAGAAACCACTACCTCGACAGGCACAGGCGCGATCTCGCTTGCAGGCGCAGAGCCAAATTTCCGCACGTTTTCGTCTGTACTGTCGGACGGTGACACAACCTACTACGCCATCATTGACGACACCAATACGGCGTTTGAGGTCGGGCTAGGCACCTACGCCAGTAGCGGGAACACTATTACTCGCACCACAGTCCTGTCCAGCTCCAATGCCAATAGCGCGGTGAACTTTAGCGCGGGGAGTAAGGATGTGTTGCTTACCTATCCCGCTGACAAGTCTGCGTATTTGGATGGCTCTAACCAGCTTGTCATCAATGACGCGGCGGTGACCTCGACTGCGGCGGAGCTTAACCTGCTGGACGGGGCAACAGCCAATACCGTTGTTAACTCTAAAGCTGTTATATACGGCTCTGGCGGTGAGGTTGCGGCTACGTCGTACACAGGTGATGGTTCTGCACTTACTGGCATTGATGCCGCTCCGTCTTTCTCAGCAACCGCATCAGGCTCTATCGCTGATGGTGACCCTGTGATCCTTAACTCAGATGGCACTGTTAGCAAGCCAACAGGACAAAATTTTAACGTAAGTGACAGAGTATATTTTACTAGCGGAACAGATAGGGCGGAATATTGCGCCGTTGTTTTTGATCCCAACGCTAATAAATCTTTAATTGTTTACACAGCCACAGATTCATCAGACTATTTATATGGCGTTGTGGCTACTGTTGCCTCAGACGGTGCAGTCACATATGGTACGCCCGTAGCCATTGATTCAACCGGGAGCACAATTGCTCTTGGTGGGACATTTGATCCGGACACTAATCAGTGTGTTTTTAATTATAGTCGGACTTCAGGCACTACAGGAAGTTACGCTGTGGTTTGTTCTATTTCTGGAACGTCTTTTACATTTGGCACTCCAGTTCAATACACCTCCTCCACAGATGGTTCTAGTGCAACCAACAAAAGAGGGGTTTGTTACGACACTACAAACGATAAAGTAGTTATTGCTTATTATGATACAAATGGTCAAGCGGTTGTTGGTACGGTTTCTGGAACTAGCATTTCTTTTGGAACGACCACGCAATTTTGGGCAGGATCTTCTCTTTATGTAAATTCTGTTTTTGACACCACAAACGAAAAAGTGGTTATCTTGTGGGAAGACAGTTCTAGTGATGCTCGCGCGGTTGTTGGTACGGTTTCTGGAACTAGCATTTCTTTTGGAACGTCTGTAGAACCCGCAGGCGCGGGAACTACCGAATACAATATGGCGGTTTACGACCCAGACAGCGGCAAAATTTTATATGGTTGGTCGGACACCACCGCCGATTCTGGTTATTTTATGATAGGAACTGTGTCCGGAACGGATATTACTTTTACTGATCCGGGCGGATATTTTTTTGAAACAGGAAATACTACATCAGCAGGAACTTGGCCTTTTTACAGTCGTATGGCTTATGACACAAACATAAACAAGGCTGTTCTTTTTTATTTTTCTAAGTGGGACGACACTGAAAAACAAGCGATTGAACATTTAAACTTGTTTGCCAAGGTAGTAACTATAGATCCTGTTACAGCAGTGCCCACGTTTGAGACGGCGCGGTCAGTCTGGGATGCTCCTCCCTATGCCACAATTAATCAAAATGACGGCATGACTCTTCCCAGCCAAGGGTGGGATGTTGTTTTTGATTCAAACGTAAATAAATTTTTAATCGCATCGCAGGATTATGTTGCGAATGGCGGTAGGTTTAAAGGTATTGGTTTTAGCGTAACTATAAATAACTCAACCTTAACAAAAGAAAATTTTGTAGGTATTTCTAATGGAGCATATGCTGACACCGCTACAGCGACAATTCAATTGGCTGGGTCTGTTGACGATGCTCAAACAGGTTTAACTGCTGGAACTGGTTATTATGTTGGCCTTGATGGATCGTTAATTGACGATTCTACGCAAACCCCCTCAGTGTTTGCTGGAGTAGCAACCTCCGCAACGAACCTTTTGATTAAGGGGTAGCTATGAAAACAATCACAGACAATGTGACCAACCTTTCTACACACTTATTTGCCGACGATAAAGAAGTGTTTATGGCAGAAAACAGGATTACGGTTGGTGATCCGTTATCGACACTAGGCGACCCGTTAGTACCTAACTTTTATATTGACTGTTTAAATTCCACCAACGCTACGTTGCACGAAAATGTAACTAATGTGCCGGAAGATTGGGCAGTAAATAAGTACACCTTTGACGGCATAACGTGGACGCAAGACTCTAACTGGGTAGATCCTGAGTAAAGGTATTTAGTATGGCGCTCGTAATTAAGGACAGGGTAAAGGAGACAACCACAACAACAGGGACAGGCGCACTATCTCTGGGTGGGGCGTCTACTAATTTTGTGACGTTTTCGTCGGTTCTGTCTAATGCTGACACAACCTACTACGCGATTGTCGATTCCACGAACACAGCGTTTGAAGTTGGGCTTGGCACCTACACCTCTAGTGGTAACACGTTAACCAGAACGACAGTGCTTGCCAGCTCCAACAGCGGATCGGCAGTTAATTTAAGCGCGGGCACTAAAGATGTGTTCATGACATATCCTGCGGAAAAGGCTGTCTTTGAGGATGCCAACGGTGTTGTGTCAATTGAAAACCTTCAGATTGACACCAACGCAATCAAGTCCACAGACACCAACGGCAACATCCAGTTATTCCCAAATGGGACGGGCTTTACTGAGCTGTACGGTAACACCAATGCAGGCAAGATTCGATTTAACTGCGAAAGCAATAGCCACGGCGTGACGCTTGTAGGCCCGCCCCACAGTGCGGCGGCAACGTACACCTTGGAGCTTCCC